GCATCAACCGCAGTTAACCGTGTTAAACTTGTTCTGATCAAAGCAGAAGATTTAGCTGGTGCAACACCAGTTGAAACTGACTTTTACACAGCAGCAAGCAACACAACTGGCGCAATCACAACAGTAGCAAATGACGCTATCGTTGTACCTGGTTTACAAGACGTAACTATCAACAACGCTAACGGTTCATTCCGTTGGAAGCAGTTGGACCAATCTGGCGAGAACGTTATCACAACTAACGCTACCAACAGTTTGTCTGGCAACTTCGTTCTAGATCCAAGCACATTCTTTGGCATTGACACTGGCGCTGGCGCTGGACAAGATGGCATCTTCAAATTGTCCAACAACCGCACAGCCGTTGCGTTCTTGTTAGCTCCAGAAGGTGTTACTGACGGCAAGAAATTGTTCGTTGGAACAGGCTTCATCTCTGCACTAGCCCCAACAGTTAGTGCTGATAGCCCTGTGTTCGTTAGCCCAATCACTGTTGAAGTGAATGGCGACTACACAGTGTTGACAGCCGCAGCCGCAGCTTAATAGTTTAAGAAACTAATAGGAAGCACCTTAGGGTGCTTTTCTTACGATTGCACAAATGCTAAATAAACTTGTTCATAGGAGAACGGATATGATTTTTGATAAGCTATCTGAAGAAGACATTCTAAAAAGCCTTGAAGCAGAAGTTGCTAAAAGCATTTCAGAACTAAAATGTCTACGCAAAGACTCTGAGCAAATTGACGCACGTTTGCGTTTTGTGCTCTCAGCAATACACTACTTGAAGAATCAAGTGGATGATTTTAAATAAGATTGGATATTAGATATGGCACTTAAATTAACACAATTGGCTAGTAAGCCACAACTGATTAAGATTATTCTGAACGATAAAGAAATCGTTGAGAAATTTGGTGATGAACTTGAATTTTGGATTATGGATCGTCAGCCCATTGATCAATTTATCAAGATGGCAACAATGGACAATTCCAATCAAGGTGAATTGATTCATATGGTAAATGATCTTGTGCTGGATGAAAAAGGCAACAAGATCCTAGGTGATGGAGAAGCACTTCCAAATACTGTTATGGTCAGCGTTATTTCTGCGGTGGTAGATCGCCTGGGAAAGTAACCCAAGAGGAGGTCCGTGAAGGATCTTCTGAACTATCAATGGTAATGTTGATAGATACTTTAAGTGAACGTTATGGAAAGTTGCCCAGTGAAGTTATTCGCCAAGCAACCACATTTGATGTATTCATTGCAGATACTGCAATAGGATATCGTAATGCACAGCAGGAACGAGCAAGCAATGGTGGCAAACCAGTAGTTGATCCAGCAGCATTTAAAGATGAAGAATTGTTAAAGATGATTAAGGAGTCACGTGGCGAAAGTTAATTTAACCAGTTTCAACCAGCAGATGTCTGCATTGGAAAATATTGCTGCTGATCTCCCTGCGGCTGTGCATGCTGAGTTTGTAAAGAACACACCCATTGACAAAGGACATGCTCGTCGTTCAACAAAATTACAAAACAATACCATCATTGCTGACTACCCTTACAGTCAACGTTTAGAAGATGGGTATTCAAAACAAGCGCCACGAGGCATGGTTGAGCCCACAGAAAAATGGATTCTGAAGGAAGTGAATCGTAGATTAAAAGGAACACAAAATGGCAAGTAATATTCGTGTCACGTTAGAAATAGATAATAAGAAATACCTGTCAGGTATCAAAGCCAGTGAAGCTGCAACTAAAACGTTTGCCACCTCTGCTGAAAAAAGTGTAAGTCAGGCCAATAATGCCTTTGCAAAAATTAACAATACCACAGACGGTATTGTCAAACGTTTCTCAGGACTTAGAAGTGCTATTGCTGGTCTAGCATTTGGCGCTATGGGTAAAAGTGCATTGGCCATGGCTGATGAACTACAAGATCTTAGCAATAGTTCTGGTATCGCAGTAGGCAGATTATTAGAATTAAAGAAGGCATTAGAAACATCTGGTGGTGAAGCAGCAGCAATGCCTGCTGCCATTAATCAATTTGCTCGCAGTATTGATGAAGCAGCACAAGGTAGTGCAGCAGCACAATACAGTTTTGCACAGGTAGGTATAAGTTTGCGTGACTTAGGTAAGTTAAGTGAACAAGATTTACTGAAGAAAACATTAAAAGGCATTGCAGCTATTGAAGATCCAAGTCGTCGGGCAGCATTGATGATGGACAAGTTTGGCAAGAGTTTTAAAACTGTTGATCCAGGTGAACTATTGGCCAAATTAGAAGGAGCTGCTGGTTCAGGAGACAAATATGCTGCTAGTATTAAACGTGCTGCAGAATTGAATGATGCATTTGCCACAGCATCAGGTAATTTGAGATTAGCATTCTTAGAAGCATTTAGTCCTGCTATTACATTGATTAATGATTTCAATGCCAAAGTGGCAGAAGGTACAGCCAGCATGGATGGGCTTGTAACTGCTATCAAAATTGCAGGCGCATTATTGATCACAGCATTCAGCGCCAGTCTGATATTGCCAGCTGTGGCTGCATTTGGTAGTCTGGGTCGTGCAGTTGGCATCACTGCCGGAGCAGCAGGCTTTGCAGGTCTAAGCAAATCAATGGCCAGCACTTTCAGAGTCCTGGGACCATTAAACAGCAGCTTGCGTGCCATTGGCTTGCTGTTTGCAGGTGGATTAGGCCTTGCAGCAGCTGGTCAGTTGTTTGATGACTTTGGCAGTATGGCAGTAAATGCACTTGCTCGTATAATTGAAATGATTGGCAGTATAATTTTCAGTCTTTCTGGTGGTGCATTAGGTGCTGCTTTGGGCTCAGCTTTGGGTCCTGTAGGCACTATATTAGGTGGACTAGCCGGAGCCTATGCCGGTGACAAATTAAGTGATGCAGTTGGCATGCCTAAATTGATAGAAAATGCTCAACGTGCTCGTGAAGAAGCGGAAAAGTTGGCCAAATCAACCCGAGATGCTGCTGCTGCTCGTAAAAAGTTTGCCGAGTCTGATCCAAGACGCACCGATGCTCCTTCAACTGCCCCAACTGGACGTCCTGTAACAGATGCATTGGCTCGTCAACGTGATGCTATCCGTGAAAACATTTTGGAATTTCGCAAGCTCACATCAGAAAAAATTAATGACATCAACACTGATAACATGTTGATTGGTAAAAGTGCAGATTTTGCAGAAGTGATTCGTGCTCAAGAAGAAATTTACAAACGTGCTGCTGACAAGTGTGATGAGTTACGTCGAGCTAAAAGCAATTTGACTGATCAAGAAGGTGCTCTGAGTGGTGAGTATGATAAGCAAATTGCGTTGATTGCTAAACAAGCCGAAGTAGATGGCGAACGAGTAAAACGCAGCATTGAAAACAGTCAAGGACTACGTGCCATTGAAGCTGACCGTATAGCAGGTCTGGAACGCATGACTCATGCCATGGATGAACAAGCCAAACGTTCTGATGCGTTAGCACAAGCACAATTGGGACTCCGCGCTGCTATGGAAGATGTGAATTTTGCTGGAGCGCAAGCAGGTAAGAGTCCATTTGCACAACAGGCTGCACAGATTGTAGAAGATGCTCGTAAAGCGGCATTGGAAGCAGGTCGTGCATTTGCAGCAGCATTTGAAGATACTGGAGATGGACTAACACCAGCTCGCGCACAAGAATTGTCTGATGGACTTAAAGCAATTTCTGATGGTTACAAAGGCATTACAGATGCACAACAAGTGAACTTAGAAGCAAGTCGCACCTGGAGTGCTGGGTGGGACAAAGCATTTGGCGAATACAAAGATTCTGCACAGAACGCCGCTGAACAAAGTACTACATACTTCAACACATTCACAAGTGGATTTGAAGATGCTATTGTAAACTTTGTTAAGACTGGTAAGTTAAGTTTCAAAGATCTTGCCAACAGTTTAATTGCTGATTTTGCTCGTATTCAAGCCAAGAAGCTATTGCTGGGTTTAATGGATCTAGGTGGCGGTGGTGGTTCAGGTGGCATCCTAAGCACTATCTTTGGTGGTGGACGTGCCAATGGTGGAGCAGTTGGTGTTGGTGGCGCTTATATGGTTGGTGAACGTGGTCCAGAGATGTTTGTTCCACGTAATGCTGGCACTATTGTTCCTAACTCGTCAATGGGTGGTAACAATATTACTCAGGTTACATATAATATACAAGCAGCAGATGCTGCAAGTTTTAGACAGATGATTGCAAGGGATCCAGAGTTTTTATACGCTGTGACTGAAAGAGGTCGTAACAATGTCCCAAGTGGTCGCAGATAAGGATTAAGATATGAGTTTTCAATGGATATTCGACAATGCTGAAACACTCAGCATCAACAAACGACCAATCGTGAGTCAAACCATCAGCCGTGATCAACATGTTCGTAGTGTTAGTCGTGGTGGTGCTGTTTGGCGCTTTACTATTAAGATGCCAGATGGCAAGCGTTGGAGCGAAGTGCGTGGCCTGATTGAAGGTATTGACCAGGCCAACTTGTTAAGCAGTGAAACTGTCAATCTTGGCAAGGCTGCTTATAATTATATTGTAGGTTATCGTGGTGCTGCTGCTGACCCTACTACTATGACTTTTAAATATACAGCAGCACAAGCTGCTAGTGATACAACAAAGTTTGAATTGGGCAGTATGCCTGGTAGTGCAGGCACTGTACTATTCCGTGCTGGTGACTTCGTTCAACCAACTGGCTCTACAAGTGTTTACACTATTGTAGCAGATGTTGTTAAAGGCGCCAATCCAACACAACTTGTAAAAGTCAACCGTGGCATACTAAGCACACCAAGTGATACAGCCGTTACACTAAAAGTAGGCAGTGCTGTGAACTGGACAGTTATTTGTACAAGTTGTCCACAGTGGAGTCTGATTGCATATGATATTGTAGGTTGGTCCGGCGAGTTTCAATTCCAAGAGGTGTTGTAATGTCTACATCCCTTGACTTAACCTCATATAAGCACGTCCAACAAGCATCATTTGTTCGTATGGAAGTGCCCACATATGGTATCATTCGTTTCAGCAATCATAATGTGCCATTTAACATTGTTGAACAAGATAGTATTGCATACACTTATTTGCCAATGGGCATTCTACTTGGCATTAGTGAGCTTAACAATGAACTACAACCTAGTGCCAGTGATGTAACAATCAGTCTAAGTGCAATTGATCAAGACTTTGTGGCCGCAATGATGAACTATGCACTAAAGGGCAGCAGAGTTACCATTCGTAGAGTGTTCTTTAATAGTGACACTGGTGTTGCACTAAATATCTCTGGTAATCCTAGTATTAGATTTAAAGGTATTATTGCAAACTATAGTTTCAATGATGAATTTAACCAATTCAACAATGCTTCAACTACAACAGTTAGTGTTAGTTGTTCAAGCATTGTAAAAGTATTAGAACAAAAGATAGTAGGCCAGAAAACGAATGATAGCGATCGCAAATACTTTTATCCTGCTGACACTGGCTTTAATCGTGTGGCAGCTATTGTCACAAGCAACTTTGACTTTGGTAAAAAGTTAAATACATGATACGAGCAGCAACAGTCCATGACATTGAACAGGTGCTAAGTTTATTAAAAGACTTTGCAGCAGCCAGTTTAATTGATTACAAAACATGGACTGTTAAGGATGAAGGTTCTGCCAGATTCAAACTGCTTAATCTAGTAATGCATCAATATCTTATTGTTGCAGAAAAAGATGGGCAGTTGATTGGCATGATAGGCGCCATGCAAGAACAAGATCCTTGGATTGCCAGTAGAAGTAGAATGCGTGAATTGTTTTGGTGGGTTGACCCAATCCATCGTAGAGGAAGATTGTCGGCAGAATTGTATATTCGTTGGGAACAAGACTGCGAAAGATTTATCCGAGATAAATTAGTGGATCAAGTCAGCTTGTCCACCCAACCTGGTAGTAGTGATTTAGATCTTACTCGGCGTGGTTGGAGATGTGTTGAGAGTCATTGGATTAAGGAATAAGATATGGCAGGTTTTTTAACAGCAGCAGCAGCCGCAATTGGCAGCTCAAGTATTGGTGGTGCGATTGTTCGTATTCTGATTGCGTATGGCGTTAGTAAATTAATCAATAAAGCAACTGGTATTGACAATAGCAATACAACAGTTGATCAAGGTGTTCGTTTACAATTAGCACCTGACACAACAAACCCAATCCCACTTGTTTTTGGTAGTGCTTACCTGGGTGGTAAGATTACAGATGCACAAATTACTGATGCAAATCAGACAATGTGGTATTGCTTGACAGTAGCAGAAGTCCCAACAGTAAATCGTTTAAGTGATTCAGCAGCCATTGTAACTAGTTTTGATGAAATTTATTGGAACAACCAACGTGTTTATTTTCAGGCTGACGGTATCACAATTGACTATCTTGTAAATCAAGATGGTATCGTTGATACAAGTCCACGTGGATTGGTTAAGATTTATTTGTATAAGAATGGCAGTGCTAATCCAACATTGCCAAGTGACTTAGGTGAATACTTAGGCACGATACCTCCAGTTCCAGCGGCTGCAAATACATTGATGCCCGGTTGGACTGCTACCAGCACAATGGACAACTTGTCATTTGCCTTGGTAAAAGTATCGTACAATCGCGATAAGAACATTACTGGTTTGCAAGACATTCAGTTTAAGTTAAGCAATAACTTGTTCAAACCTGGTGATGCAATTTATTCTTATTTGCGTAATGAGATTTCAGGTGTTGGTTTTGATTCTACAATGATTGATACTGCCAGTCTAGTTGCATTAAACAATTATGCAGATGATACTATCAGTTACCTAGATGAAGAAGATAATACAGTCAAGACACTTGCAAATCGTTACCAGATTAATGGTGTAATTAACCCGACTGATAATGTTATGACTAACTTGCAAAAGTTGGCCAGCAACACCGGTTGCTTTGTAAACTATGATATTGGCACAGGTCTATGGGGTGTCACAATCAACCGTGATAGTAGCCCTACACTTGCATTTGATGACAGCAACATTATTTCTGGTATTGACTTAACTGGTACTAACTTAGACAACATGTTTAACGCAGTTGAAGTTGAATTTCCTCATCGTCAATTGCGAGATCAGATTGATAGTATTCGTATTGACTTACCAACTGAATACCGCAATAGCAATGAACCAGATAATGTATTAAAGATTAGACTGGATTTGCTTAATGAGCCATTGCAGGCACGCGAGTTAGGTTACTTAGAGTTATACCAAAATCGTATGGATCAGGTTATCACATTTACAAGTGATTATAGCAAGATCAATACTGAAGCAGGTGACATCATCACAGTGACAAGTGGCGTATATGGCTGGTCAGTGCAACCATTCCGTGTTATTCGTGTTCGTGAAGTTGAAGGTGATGAAGGCGGACTCGCAGTTGAAATCACAGCACAAGAATATGACGCCACAATGTATACTGCTGGCGGACAGCCAAGACGCCCTCGAGTTCCAAGCGATGCAATTGGCATTCCTGGCATTGCTGTTATTGGCATTCCAGATATTCCAACTGTTACTTTAATCAACTTGGTTGCCGTACCAGCAATTGATGTTACTGGTTTAACTCCAAGTGGTATTGTTGACCGCTTTGAATACTGGTATAGCAGTGATGCTGGTGCAACTTACAAATTATTGGGCACAAGACGCAATAGCAATGGTTCGCCATATAATGAAGATACAAGTTTAACATTCCGTGCGGCTGAATTAGTTGCTGGCACATATTTGTTTAAAGTTCGTGGTGGCAATGCAACTGCATTTGGTCCATTTAGCACAGCAACTGCTGGCATTGTCTGGGCACCAGTACAGGTAACTGATGCAGTCAGTGATATCACGCAAGTAACAGGTAGCATGGCTGACTTAATTGGCCCGCTTGCTATGGGTGCAATTGCATACTTTGCTTATCAGCAATTGTATCCAGAAATTATGGGTGCATTAGGTGACAGTGAATTGGGTGAAATCTTTGGCATTCCAAGTAGCGCAGTGCAGACAATGCAAAACGCAAGTGGCAACTTTAAGATTATCCAAGTTGGCGATAGTATTCAAACTCCATACACCAATGACACTATTACGTTCATTGCAGGTGATGGCATTACAATCACAGCAGAAGCTGATGCTGGCACAATCACTATCAATAGTGTGGGTGTAGCCGGTGGACTTATTAATGACTTAGACGACGTTGATACTGTAACAAAACCGCCTGCTGTTGATGCTGTACTTAAATGGGATGGCAATAATTGGATTCCGAGTATCATTGATACAAATCCAAGTGGTGGTGGTGATCCTGCAAGCATAAATGTAGACTTTGATAGTGAACTTGATTTCATTATGGACACTTGTCAACAGTTATCGCCTAATCCAATTCGTATTAAACGATTAGGCGGCACATATCAGGTTCCTAGAAAATATATCATTGCTGGCGGCACAAAAACATTAACATGTTATGCAACATCTATGCCAACGCTTAGTATTCCTGGTCATGGAACACCTATTGCTGAAGTTAGACCATTTACTAAGGGTAGTTTTTTATTATATGCGCCAAGTTACCCAGCTGTGCATTTAAAGACTATCAATTACAATGTAATAAACGGAACTGAAGTTATTGCATATTGTAATTTTAATGATGATGGCACTCCGATAACTGGTGGGAATTATTGTTCTACAATGCCACCAACAAGCAGACCAGTCTTTTCAACTGTGGAATTCCCAGCTGGAAATAGGTTTGTTACATTTGCAATGATACAAGGTTGGACGCCAATTGAAGGAGGTAAGTATCCTATAAATAACGTGCAATACACAACATTGCCAACTGAGTATTATGCTCAGACTTATAGCGTTGTTCAATACCCAAGATTGTGTAGAAACTCAAATGGCGCTGCGGTAAATTACGATTTTAGCTAACAACAAAGGAGATTTTTGATGGCATTACAATTAAAAAGAGGCACGGACGTACAGAGAATTATTTCTCTGCTGTTGCCAGGCGAACCATATTACTTGACAGACTATGTTAGCGTTGGGTTATCACCATTTTGGATTGGTGATGGTATAACATATGGTGGTGTTGTTCCTACCCCAGGCGAATTATCTCAGTTATCTGATATTTTAATCACTTCACCAGCAAATTATGATTTCTTGCAGTATAGTTCAGCTACGGATCAATGGATCAATAGTGGTGCTTTAACAGTTCAAGGAAATGCTAACTTTTTTGGACCAGCTTCTTTTTCTGAAGGGGTAACACTTGGTAATAGCTCAGCAGATACAGTATTATTTAATGCTGCAATTATTACTATTCCCAATGGTTTAAATTTTGATGCAAATACATTAGTGATTAATGCTACTACAAATCGTGTTGGCGTTGGTAGAACTAATCCTGAAGTGGCACTTGATGTGGAAGGTCAACTTCGTGTTCGTGGCACAAATATTACAGCCGATGGCGATTTAATTGTAAATGGTGGTGATATTACAACATCTGCTCTTACTGCAAATGTATTTGCAACAACTGCTACAGTTAACGTTGGTTCAAGTACTGGTGTTGTGCAGATTCCTAGCACGATAGAAAGTACTAGTCCAGATACTGGAGCCCTACTTGTTGATGGTGGTGTTGGTATCAACAAGCATCTACACGTTGGCGGAACATTGGCAGTTGATTCAATCACTGCATCAACAAGCGTTTATACTGGTTCTATTCAGACTGATGGTGGCTTGGGTGTAGTTGGCGCAGCATATATTGGCGGTGTAGGCAATTTTGGTGGATCTGTTCGTATTGATTCGACCACTGTGGCAACTTCTACTATTACAGGTTCCTTACAAACTGATGGTGGCTTGGGTGTAGTTGGCGCAGCATATATTGGTGGCATTCTTAATACAACTGGAGCTGCAACATTCTCTTCAGACGTTACTGTAAATGGTAATTTAGAAGTTAAAGGCACACAAACATATTTAAATACTCAATCAGTATTGGTTGAAGATCCAGTTCTAAGAATTGGCAATGGAGATATTAGTCAGAGTGAAATGGATATGGGTATCAGATTTGATGCCCTACAAGGAACTAATGCTACTCAAGGATTTTTTGGATGGGATCGTTCAATTGGTAGATTCACTTTCTTAAAAGACATTATCAGTGGCGAAAATACTATGGCTGGTGCCATCACTGGCGATGCACAATTTGGAACAGTTTATGCTGATGCATTGGCAATGGATTCTGCAACTATTGGTGAACTTTCGTTTGCGGCAATTAGTCCTTTGCGTCCAGGTGTTGATTGGGCCCCAAGAACAATCACATCAACTACTAGTAATTTAATATTACATGGAAATGACAATGGTTCAAACGATTATAATAACTGGGATGACGTCACTATTAAAGGCCCACTTCTAAATATTGAACATGGACTATCAGTAGGTGATAATTCAACATTAGGAAGCGTTTCTACTAATACTACAGACGTTAGAGGTAGATTTAAAGTTCATGCATTTGCTGATAATGATTTATTTGTCAGTGCCACTAATGGTAGAACTGGTTTTGGAACTAATACTCCTTTATCTAGAGTTGATATTAATGGTGATCTGCGAGTGACAGGCGGAATTACAGGTGCAGTTGATATTAGAGGTTCTATATTAACAACAACAACCACAACCGCAAATCAAGTATTAGATAGTTTTGCATTAGCGTCATATAGAACTGTCAAATATGTTATTCAAGTCACAAGTGCTGGTAGTGGTTGCCATGCGATGGAATGTTTAGTGATGCATGATGGAACTACTGCATACATTACCACTTATGGCGAAATGATTAGTAGTACAAGTTTAACAACAATTGGCGCAGTTGTAAATGGAAGCAATATTCAATTACAAGTGACTCCAACGAATGCAGCAACAGTATACAAAGTCACTAAGACAAGTATCTCAGCTTAATAAGGAAAATGAATTATGAGCAATAAAAACTTTAGAGTAAAAAACGGATTAGATATTGGAACAGCAATATCTATTACTGATGCAGGAGTAGTCACTGGTCTGACTACTACAAACTTGCCCGAAGGCACTAATGAATACTTCACTACTACCAAAGCAAGAAATAGTGTCAGCGGCGGCACAGGTGTAATATATACCTCAGCTACTGGGGTTGTTGCTATTGGTCAAGCAGTTGCTACAACTGACACCCCAACTTTTGCTGGCGCTACACTTGGAAATGTTACAATTGGCGTTACCACTGATAATACTATTACAACTAGTTCAGGTGGTTTAGTATTAAAATCTACAAGTGGAGAAATTGATACTGATACAACAAATGTATTAAGCACTAATAGCGCAACATTTGCCCTATTAAATTCTCCAACAACTGTCAATGCATTTCAAGGTGCCACAGCACTTACAATGGGTGCCGCAACCGGCACAAGCACTATTCGCAATGACCTAACAGTCTCAGGTAATCTCACTGTTAATGGCACAACCACAACATTGAACACAGAAACACTTGCCGTTGAGGATAATATTGTTATTCTTAACAGTAACGTTACTGCCGCACCTAGTACAAATGCTGGCATTGAAATTGAACGTGGCACCAGCACCAATGCTGCACTGACATGGAATGAAACATCTGATAAATGGGAACAAAATCGTGCTGGCACTTCAACTGTATTGCCTATCAATACAAGTGAGTTGGCAGAACTTACAAACTTATATTATACTGATGTTCGTGCTCGTGCAAGCCTTAGTGGCACTGCACCCATTGGTTACGACAACTCCACTGGGGCAATCACATTTGTGCCTACTCCTACCACAGGTAGTTTATTAGGGGGCAATGGCACCACATGGATTGATTCAATTACTGGCATTACTGGCCAATACACATTAAATCGTAACGCACCTGGTGCTACTGGTAATAACAACATTTTGGTGTTGACTAAAACTAGAACTGATGGTGCAAGAAACAACGGGCAAGGACCCATTGAAGTTTTTAATTATACAGGAACTGATGGCGGTTATAACTTTGCACGATTGCAAGTGGGTTATCAATCAGGCGGTGCGCATAGTTATAACTTTCAAACTTCAACTGATACCTCAGGTGCTTTTAGCACTGGCACAAGCACTCCATTGACATTTAGTAGAGCTGCTGCAACATTTACAATTGAAAATGGACTCTTAACAACTAACCGCACAGGTTCGGTGGCAGCACAATCGCCTGCACAACTATTGCGTTATATCAGAACAGATCAGACTGGTCCACAAGACAGTGATGGAGTTGACTTCCGTTTAAGCGTAGGTGGCACTGCTACCAATACTAACTTTGCTCGCTTTGATGGCATTTATAAAGCAGCTGGCGACAATGAAATTGGTATGAGTGTATCAACTGATTCATTCACTGCTGACACAGATCGTATCTATATTGGTAGTCGTGCAAACACACAGATTCGCAATACACCTGCAGGTGGTGGCACAACTAATACCACTGCTGAATTCACACAATTAGCAACTACAATTAAATCTGACTCAGTAGTATTGCAAACTGCTGCTGGCGTGTCATTGCCAAGTGGTAAAATCACATACAGCAGACAGTATGGTAATTTCTTAAGCAGTGCAACACAAACTAATCCAGTTGCTAATGCACAAAACTTAATGGTGTTTGGCACAACAGATATTGCCAATGGTGTCAGTATTGTCACTAACGGCACTGCATTGACTCGTATTACTATGAGCACTGCTTGCCTGTATGACATGCAGTTTAGCGCACAGATTGCAAAAACTGGTGCTGGCAATGATAACTGCTATATTTGGTTAAAGAAGAATGGCACCACAGTGACACAAACTGCTGGTATTACTCGTGTATCAGGCAACGGTGATCGTATTATGGCGTCCTGGAATTACTTGGTAAATGCAGCCGCTGGTGACTACTATGAAATTGCTTGGTCAGCCACTGACACTGATGTTATCTTACAAGCCAGTTCACCAGGCGGTATAGTGCCTGCTGTGCCAAGTGTTATCTTATCAGTAGTGCCAGTAGGCGCTTAACACAATGATATTATTCAGAGGATATAAATATGCCAGTGCATAAAGCAAAAGGCCCTCGTGGCGGAAAAGGCTATCAATATGGAACCAGTGGTAAAGTTTATCCCACCAAAGCTGGAGCAGTTGCTCAAGCTAGGGCCATTAGAGCCAATCAGGCTAACGCCAAAAAGAAAAAATGATTTAGATGGTGTGATTGCAATTACTACAGATGAAGTAATTGCAATCTATCAGCAACAGCAAAAGCAGAGTAAGTTGCGACAACGCGAACTTGACCGAATATTAAAAAAGGAATTACTGAGATGTCGCAAATTGACGCAACTGACGCAAGATTAACAACGCATGAGGAAATCTGCGCATTACGATATGCTGCCATAGAAGTGAAGATGAGTATGATTGATCACAGATTTGACAAAATTGAAACTGATATTAAAGAACTCAAAGACAGCAATAGTAAAACTCTTACTGAAATTAAGGGCATGTTAACATCAGCCAAAGATGAGAAGTTCAAAGTAATGGTCACAGTAGCTGGTACTGTTATTGTTGCATTACTTGGTATGCTTGGTTATATTATTATTCACTTAAAATAAAATGCCCAAGTATGATGAGTATGAAGATGAGATTGGACCGCTCAGTGCTCATGCTGAGGCGAGTCTGGCTGCTCGTATTGAAAACATTAATACTAACAACAATAATACCAATACTGTTAATAATGATGTGTCTGCGAGTTTGTCTGCCCAAGCCGCAGCAGGTGCTGTCACTGCTAGTGCGGGTGCTGAGTCTACGGTAGAGAATACCAATACAGATTGGATTAACAATAAGTATCGTCCTGCAATGGGATGGGTATATATGGCGATCTGCATCTTTGATTTTATACTTGCTCCTATCGCCTGGACTGCTATACAAGCTATTGCTCATGGTTCAATAGCTAATCAATGGGCACCACTTAGTCTTGGTGGGGGAGGATTATTACATGTGGCGTTTGGTGCAGTAATTGGTATCAGTGCATTTGGGCGTACTAAAGAGAAGATTGCTGGGCGGGCGTAGGTTAAAACACCTGTCTGCAATACGCATATATAAGATATGCGAGAAGAAAAAATAAACAAATGGTTTCCAGTAGATAAGAATAATAAAATATCTTTTCCTACTCCACAAAGTATTCTACGTGAAGCTGTGGGTGCGTCAGAATACAAATTTCTCTGCAAGACAACTAATACTGATCATATCAGGGCTGCTGTTATTATGCCTGCTCGTAGTTCTTATGAGCATTTGCTTATAGCACCATGGGCATTGATCTACAAAACTAAACTATGGGTGATGATTATTGTCAGTATTTCTGAACCAACCAAATGGTTAGATATAGCAAAAAGTTCTGGTGCAATTGCATGGCAAAAAGGATCAAGTCAAACTGTATTGTATCAATGGGAACGGCCCGATATGGATCAGCATGGGCTTGAAGTGCGTCCAAGTAATACTGGATT